AATATGTTGGACAAATTTTAGAAGGTGTTGGATTAGATGCTAGTTATTTTGGTGAATTAGATTTAGAAAAATCTTTAGGTGCGTTTCCTACTGATATGCAACAAGAAATGGTAGAATTAATAGCTGAAAATATATTTGGAGAAAAATGGACAGCTAAGCACGTTAAAGATGTTAAAGATATTATAGGAAAAATAGTTGGTATAGACCCTAAAGAAATAGGTAATAACTAATGGCTTCTGTATTTTCAAAAAAATTAAAGCGAAATAAAGATAACAATGAAATTAGCACTATTAATTACAATTTAGAAAAAGCAGAAAATGCTGATTTAGCTTTAGAAGAAATACAAAGTGAAAGATTTTATAACACATTAAGAAGTTATTATTCTCATAGAGAAGGTAATGATAAATTTGATTATATGTCTCACGCAGACTTATTAGAATATTTTTATAATGATAGGTCTTGGAGAAATCACAATACAACTTCAATGGGTATGGATATGGCTAATGCTCTTACAGATTCACCTGATAGATTAAAAGAATTTGCTTACATACAACAAACTTATGAAGCCTTACCTTCTTGGTGGGACGACCCTAATAGAAGTTTTGGTGGTTGGTTAGTTGATAATGGTGGAGCTATGGTGTTTGACTGGGTAAACTTAATTGGTTTTGGAATTGGTGGTCAAACGGCAAAACAAGTATATAAACAAGCATTAAAAACTGCTCTTAAAGGTAAGATGGCTAAAGAAGTTAATAAGAGAGTTTTATTGGAAGCTCAAAAACAAGCTACTAAACAAGGCTTATGGGGAGCTGTTAAAAAAGGAGCTATAACTGAAGGTTATATAGGAGCAGGTGTGGGTACTGTTCACGATGCTATGCTACAAACTACTGCAATAAAAACAGGTATTCAAAATAAATATAGTGTAGGACAAACTGCACTTTCTACTGCGGCAGGTTTTGGATTTGGAACAGTATTTGGTGGAGCTTTTACTTATGGTGGTTTTAGATTAGGAACAAGAAAATTAAAAAATAATTCTATTAAAAATCTTAATGATTTACACGAATATGGTAGAAGTGAAATAACAGGTAAAAGATTATTTGAAGATTTATATACTGTTAAAGATACAAAATCTTATTATAAGAATTTAAGTAGAGCAGAAATTGACCAAATAGAATATAAAAGTAAATTACACGGAAAGACTGTAAAAGACCAAGTTGATAATTTAAGAGAAATAGATATAGATGCTAATTCTAAACCACCTAAAGAACTTTTAAATTATACTAAATATAGTCCAAAGAAAAATGCTATTCTTTTAAAACATATTGCAGATACAGCATATGCACAAGGAAGAATTAATACTGAAACAGTTACTAATGCAGAAACTATAAAAATAGCTGAAACATTAAATTTAGATTCAGATAAATTAATGAAACTAATTAAATCAAGAGCTAAAGATGATAAAATGTTAGCGGCAGAAATATTAGCTCACGGCGACCACATATTGAAACAAACTGATGATATGATTAAGTTGTCTAACAAATTACAAAGACAAGATTTACTTCCTGAAGATAAAGCATATATTTTAAAAGAATTAGAAATTAGAAGAGAAATTATATCTGATACAACTGTTAATCATAAAGAGGTTACTCAGAATGTAGCTCGTGCACAGCAAATACAAAATGTAAATAAAGAAGCTATGAGAGCTAGTGAATTAATTATAAATCCTGAAGACATCAGAATGAAAGAATTAAAAGAATCAAATCCTGAAAAGTTTTGGGAAGCAGTTGCTAAGTTAGATACTGATGAACAAGTAATTGTTGCATTACAAGATGCACATAAAACAGGTAAATGGGAGTTAGCGGCTGAGTTTGTGAATAACAACTTACTATCTTCTCCTGATACACATATACTTAACATTGTTTCAAGTTTAATGCAGACTCAATATAAGCCTGTTGTTATGCTTATAAGAGCGGCGATGTTAAATCCTATTAAAAATCAAAGAGCAAGACAATTAGCTGTAGAATCATTTGATACTTATATACATCAATATGTTTATTTATATCACGCTTTAAGAGCTTTTGGTAAAAGTTTTGTAGCAGGTAGAAGTATACTTGATAGCAGACAAATGAAATACGATAATTCTATGCGTCAAGGACAATTACAAAGTTGGATAGAGGCTATGGGTGAGTTAATAACTTCACCTTTTGGAAAAGCAGGACAAGTTGTTCAAAAAGGTCTTATAAAACCTGTAGGAGTAGTAACAACAGTTCCATTAAGACTTTTATCCGCAGGTGATGAATTTCTTAAAACAATGATGTTTAAAGCTAGACGTACTTCTCAAATTCATTCACGAATAAGACAAGAAAATGATGCTAATATATTTTCAGCATATTTCAAAGATGCTGATGCTAAAGAAGCATACAAAAAAAGATTTAAAGAAATAGAAGCAGAATATCAAAAAGAAACAGGTGAAGCTATTTCAACAATGGCTATGAGCAATAAAGCTCCTATTGATGATATTAATAGATTATCTGTAAATGACCCTTTACAATATGCTAGAGAAGGTTCATACACTCAATCAGCTTATTCAGTAAATCCTAAAACAGGAAAAGAAGAAGGTGGTTTTACAGGTGGTGTGCTTGAGTTTACAGCTAAACATAAGTGGACAAGAGCTTTAGGTCTTCACTTTATTAACACTCCTGCAAACTTATTAAAATGGAACTTTGAACAATTACCATTACTAAGAAAAAGTTTAGTTCACGTTAGACACGCTTTAGCAAAAAATGCTGATGGAAGTTATATAAATCCTGAAGCGGCGGCTGAAGCAAATGCTAGAATGGTAGCAGGTATGGCGTTGTGGACTTCAGCTTTCTTTGCTGTCAAAGCAGGAAAAATTACAGGTGGTGGTTCAAAAGATTGGAAAGAAAATAAAGCTAGAGAAGAAGCTACAGGGTGGCAACCTTATTCTTATAAAACTGCTGATGGAAGATATATTAGTTTAAATAGACTTGACCCAGTAATGATGCCATTCTTTATGATGGCAGACGTAATGGACACAGTAGGTGATTTTCTTAGATATAATGAAGATTTACCTTCTGAAGCTGAAAACACTTTAACAGAATTATCAATGGGTGTAATTGCGGCATTAACAAGAAACATATCTTCTAAATTTTATGCAAGAAACATTATTGAAACTGCATCATTTTTATTAAGTGATGATATGATGAAATCAAGAGCTCCTGACAGACTTGGAACTTCTATCTTAGCTAGAGGAATTTATAAATGGTTTCCATTATCAGGTGGATTAAGATATATTAATAGAGTAGATGCTGAGTACCAACAAGAATTGTTTACTTTAAGTGATAGATTGAAACAATTAAATCCATTTATAGGTAAAGATAGTATTATGCCTAAGCGTAATATATTTGGTGAAAAAATTGATAGAAAGAATGGTTGGTTATTTGGACTAGGCGGTGATGTAGGATTATGGTCTTCACCTTTTGCTATGACTAAATTTGAAAATCAAGAAGTGGCAAGATTTTTTGAAACTAGAGAATTTAACTACAGAGCACCTGCTCCTGTAGATAGAAAATCTAGGATAGATTTAAGAACTATTAGAAATGAAAAAACAGGTCAAACTGCGTATGACAGATGGAGAGAATTAACAGGAAAAGTAAAAATTACTTATGATGGTAAAAAATACTATCTTAAAGATTTAATGGAAAAACTTATTATGGATAAAAACAGTCCATTATATGATGTTCCAAATGGTATGGTAGCAGGTAAAGATTGGAGACAAACTATCTTATTGAAATACGTCCACGCCGCAGAAAAATTAGCATATGCTGAAATGTATAAAGAATACCCTATTATTGAAAGAACAGTAAAAGAAAGAGGAGCTTTCACAATATTCAAATTTGACGAGAATAAAATAGGAAAAAAGAAGAAATCTTACTTTAAATAATAAAGTACCCCTTTTAGAAGAGATAAACGAATAAATACAAGGAATTTAATAAAATATGGCAAATAGTTTTGTACGATATACAGGTAATGGTAGTACATCTTCCTATGCAGTCCCATTTAGTTATAGGGCTCAGGGAGACGTAGCAGTAACCATTAATGGTGTCGCTACAACAGCTTTTACTTGGGACGGAGCAGGGACTAATATCACATTTACAAGTCCACCTGCTAATTTGTCTTCTATTGAAATTAGAAGAACAACAAGTCAATCCTCAAGATTAATAGATTATGCTGATGGTTCAGTATTAAAAGAAAATGATTTAGATACTGATTCTACTCAAGCATTTATGATGGGTCAAGAAGCCATTGATGATGCTAATGATAGAATTAAATTAGATGCAACAGATTTTCATTGGGACGCAAATAGTAAAAGAATTAAAAATGTAGCTACGCCTACAGGAACAAATGACAGTGCTAACAAAGCATATGTTGATGCAGTAGCAGGTTCGGCAACTGCGGCGGCGGCTTCAGAAGCTAATGCTTTAACTTATAAAAATGCGGCTGAAACTGCAAAGACTGCGGCAGAAGCGGCTTTAGATACTTTTGATGATGATTATTTAGGAGCTAAAAGTTCAGACCCCGCAACAGACAATGATGGTGATGCTTTAGCTGACGGAAGTTTGTATTTTAATACGTCTGAAAATCGTATGAAAGTATATGATTTAGGTACAACTTCTTGGAATCACGTTTCACCTAGCTCAGCA